CATATTAGATGAAACTGCTGCTAAATTGTTAGATTTACAAAGTGGTATATCTAAACCGAGTAAAGAAAGATTTTCAACACCAGGAGGACACACATTTGGTGGTTCTATTACAGAACATAATAAAAATGGAATAGGAAGATGGCCAGGTGATAATGGTGGTGGTGCCTCTCGTTTTTTCTATGTAGCGAAAGTAAGTAAGAAGGAGAGAAATCTTGGATTAGATGGATTTGAGGAAAAAGAAGCACCAACAACATCAACACCTTATGGTGAGGGAGATGGTTCAAGATTAAAAAAGAATATTCATCCAACACTTAAACCAATCAACCTAATGACTTATCTATGTCGTTTAGTAACACCAGAAGGTGGAATAGTCATAGACCCGTTTATGGGTTCAGGTTCAACTGGTATATCTGCCTTATTAGAAGGATTTAGATTTATCGGTATGGAACAAGACAAATCATATTTCGATATAGCATCAGCTCGTATAGAGGCATATGAAGATTATAGAAAATTATTAAAATAATATATTAATATGGGTTACGTATATAGACATATAAGATTAGATAAAAATGAACCATTTTATATTGGAATTGGTGGATTTGATAAGACTGACAATGATTATAAAAGAGCATTTGATAAAACCAGAAGAAATAATATTTGGTTGAAGATAATAAATAAAACAGATTATAGGGTTGAAATATTATTTGATGATTTATTATTTGATGAATGTTGTTTTAAAGAAATTGAACTTATTAAATTATATGGTAGAATTGATTTAAAAACAGGAACACTTGCTAATATGACTAATGGAGGTGAAAGTGGATATGGTAGAGTTGTTAGTGAAATAACAAGAGAAAAATTAAGAAATAGAATAGTAACTGAAAAGATGTATAATGCTTTAGATAGGACAAATAAAAAACACAGTAATATATCTAAGGAAAAGATGAGAAATAATATACACGGCTCAGCTAAAAAACCAATTGAAGTTATTATAAATGGTATTGTGTATAAAAGTTATAATGAAGCATCAAGATTATTAAATATTCCTCTATCAACATTATATAGAAAATTATTAAAATAGATTATGGAAAATGATGAGACAAGAAAAATATTTTACTTATATCTTATAGTTGGAGCGGGTATGATGTTAGGATATACCCTCGCCTTTCTATTTGAAAGGTTTTGGTAAAAGACAAAAAATAAGAAGTATATATTTAAAGATATGAAAGAAGATGAAGAAGAAGTAGTTGCTGTTATTAACTTTACAATTGGTGAAGTGAGTTATATAGTTCCAGTTGATAATTGGAACTTAGCAGTGGAAGAAGGTAGGACAATGCCCGTAATTTTAGGTGATGAACTACATTTTATAACACCAAGTGATTATAAAAAAATAGAGAATGCTCAATATATGATTAAACCAAATAAGTTAATTATATGACGAAAGTTACAATTGATAAAAAAATAAGAATTGGGTGTTTATGGATATTCTACCCTATATTAGGTATATTATTTTGGTATGGAATTATTCACTTTATAATAAAATATTGGTAAAATAATAAAAAAATAAGAATTGGATATGAAAATTAATTTAAAACCAGAATTGTTATTAGCATTAGAGAAAAATCTCGGAATTGTAACACCAGCCTGTAAAGAAGTTGGGATAAGTAGAAATGTTTTTTATCAATGGTATAGGAATGATGAAGAGTTTAAAAAAGCAGTTGATGATATCAATGATGTTACATTAGACTTCGCAGAAAATCAATTACTTAAAAAGATAAAAGAAGGCTCAGAGAGAAGTATACTTTTTTACATGAGATATAAAGGTAGAAAAAGAGGATACACAGATGAGTTAAATATAAATGCTAATATTAAAATAGAACAACCACTTTTAGGACCACTTCGTGACGATGATGACGAGGAAAAAAAAGATAACTAATTTTGATTTACACAACTGCTATTGATAAGATACGAAAAGTAAAAGGTAGGAAGAAGATAATACAAGGTGGTTCATCATCTGGTAAAACATATGCTATATTAGCTATACTAATAGATATATGCACCAGAGAGCCAGGTAAATCAATTAGTGTTGTATCAGAGAGTATGCCACATTTACGTAGGGGTGCTATTAGAGATTTCTTAAACATAATGAAATCAAGTCATCGTTATTATGATGACCACTTTAATAAAACAGCTTTAACTTATAACTTTGCTAATGGTTCTTATATGGAATTTTTTAGTGCTGATAATCCTGATAAATTAAAAGGAGCAAGAAGAGATATACTTTATATCAATGAGTGTAATCACGTTAGTTATGAAGCATATCAACAATTATCAATTAGAACACATGGTGATATTTATTTAGATTATAATCCTGATAGACAATTTTGGGCCATTACTGATGTGATGACTGAAAGAGATGCTAATAGGATTATATTAAAGTATACCGATAATGAAGCACTCTCTCCTTCTGTTATAGAACAATTCAATATAAATAAAGAAAAGGCTAAGACCAGTGAATATTGGATGAATTGGTGTAGAGTTTATATTGATGGTGAAGTTGGTTCGTTAGAGGGAGTTATTTTTCAAAATTGGGAATTATGTGATATGATGCCACCAGAGGCAGATTTATTAGGTATAGGATTAGACTTTGGTTTTACGAATGACCCGAGCACTGCTATTGCTGTTTGGAAGTCAGATGGTGTGTATTACCTCGATGAATTATTCTACCAAACAAATATGTTAAACACAACTATAAATAGTATGCTAAACACATGTAATATAAGGAAAGAGACGGAAATATGGGCAGACAGTAACGAACCAAAATCAATTAGAGAATTAAAGAATTGGGGTTGGAGAATTGCATCTGTTGTTAAGGGAGCAGATAGTATAGTTTGGGGGATTGGTGTTATGCAGGCGCAAACATTAAAGGTAACGAGAAGAAGTAAAAATTTAATAGATGAATTACAGAATTATCAATGGGTAAAAGACAGTTCAGGTTTGAAAACAAATAAACCAATCGATACTTGGAACCATGCAATTGACGCAGCCAGATATTTATTTATGATGAAGGTTGGTAAGAAGAATGCGAATAAGACACCTTTTGTTATTGGTGGTTCTGCTAAAAAAATACCCTTTTAATTATGATGGATTTAGAATATGAAAAGAGATGGGATGATATCATAAGAACAGTCGCGTTCGATGTGTATGCCTTAGAGTTGATTGATGATAATATTGAATGTAGTGAAATTCAAATGGAAATGTTTTCTATGTTGGTTCATATATTTAGTGAATTTAAAAGAATGAGTAGGGGAAGGTTCTTTAAGAAAAGAGAGTTGGATGCTTTTTGGTTACTCCTAATAAAAGATATAGTTTACCTACACGAGATTAGTGAGGAGTGGGGTGTTTTACAATTTGTTTATATTACAATAGATGATATGTTTGACTGCCTTTTAATGTTGAATGAAAGTCAAAGTGATTATGAATGTGCCGATAACTTATTAAAGTTTAAAAAGGAATGGTTTGCTACATTTAAGATTAAAATAAATTCTAAATGTGAAGAGTAGTAGTAGGGATGAGATTATAACAGAATTATGGAAATCAAACTTAATAGACGATATTATAAAGACTATAACATCTGGTGGTGGAGGGAGATTTATTGAGGATTTAAAATCAGAGTTGTTTTTAATTTTATTAGAAAAAAAAGATGATGTTATTCTTAATGCTGATAGTGGTAATTATTTAATTTATCTATGTATAAACATTTTAAAAAAACAATACCACTCAAAGACAAGTCCATTTCATAAAAAGTATAGGATTGGTTGGAGTGGTGGTATGGAGTTTAGTGAGTTAGTTAGTGAAGAAGCTGATGAGGATGTTAATAAAAACATTAATCTTATTGAGAGTATAAAAAATATAGTTGATACGAGATTAGATTTTGTTGATAGGGAATTGTTTAAGTTATACTATAAGATGGGTAGGTATGATAGATGGACTGGTGATTTAAGAGATGAGAGTTGTGAGAAAGAAATGAGTTCATATAGGAAGATTGAAAGAAAGTTAAGTATAACTCCGATATCTAATGAAAGAAGGATTGGTGTAAGTAGGAATACAATTGCTTTATCACATAAGAGGAGTATAGAAAAAATAAAAAGGATTTTAGGTAATGATGATGATGTTATGGGTGATATTTAAGTTAGTTGTTATTTTACTTGTTTTAAGTGATTTAGCAGAGTTTGTTGGTGGATTGATAGATATAGTTGTGCCGAGTAAAATAAAGTTGTTAGGAGTGATAAAATCATTAGTGGTTTATTTATTAACCTGTAACAAATGTTTTAGTTTTTGGTTTAGTTTATTATGGAGTGGAGATTTATTCGTCAGTGCTGTTGTTGCAATGAGTATAAGTTTTATTATGTTAATTAAGAGTAGGTATTTAAGGAGTGATGATGTAACTCTTCTATAAAAAATCCACGTTTCTAAAAAACAGTTTTTTTATTTAATACATATAGTATAAAAAATAAAGAAATGATTATGAATGGTGAAAAAAAATGGTTGAGAGACTTAGGAAAAGGACAAGTTGGTGAGAGAGTAATTGCTGACTTTTTGGAAGGAAAAGGGTTTTCTATTAAGGGTTTTAATGATACAAAAGACTATGATATTATTACTACTAATAAAGAAGGCAAGTCTGTAACTTTTGAAATAAAAACAGATGAGTATGAAACTTATAAAGGTGACACTGGTAATATGTTTTTAGAAATTAGATGTAGTGGTAAGTCGAGTGGAATTTATGCATCAATTGCTGATTATTTTGTTTATTACTACCCACAATTAGAAAGTGCGTGGATTATAAAGTTAGAGTTATTAAAAGAACAAATTAAATTAAGACCAGAGTTACAACATTTTACTTATGGTTGTGGTGATGGTGGTAGAGTTGATGGTATATTATGTAAGAGAGATGAAATGGAAAGTGTAGGATTTAAAGTTTATAAAATAAAAAAATAATAATTATGGATGAAATTGATAGAGAAGAGTTTATTAGATTAATAAATTTAGTAAGTGCAACTGGTGTTGATAAACACTCGGCTCAAAATTTAATAAGAAAGTATATTGACCCAACTGCTCAATATTGCATGAATTGTCCTCCAAGCGTTCAAGCGATGTTTAGAAGATTAAAAGGTTGGTGGAGTGAAATTGGAAAAGACAAAATTTAAAAAAAATATATTTATACAAAATGATAATAATAGAATTAGAAGGTAAGGAATACAAAATGCCCGAGAGTTGGATTGAGGTTAATTTAGAACTGTTTGAAAAATTAGCAACACATGCTAATTTACTGGCAGATTATAAAAGTAAGTTTCAGTATTCAGTAGAAATGATTGCGATTTTAACAGGTGCGCCTGTTGGTGATTTAATGAGAATGACAAGAGGTTCGTTTGAAGAATTATCAACTAAGGTAGAATGGGCAACTGATGAAGTTACATCAACTGGTATTAGAGAATGGATTATAGATGGTGAAGAATGGATGGCTGTTAAGGATTTAAACTCCTTAAATATGGGTGATATTGTTTCAGTAGAATTAATGATACAGAATTCAGATAGTGTTACATTATTAGGTAATATTTTACCGATATTAATTAGAAGAGTTAAGTCTATTGAAAGAGGAGGTAAAACAATTAAAGTTCCTGATGATTTCAATGCAGATGATTATGATGAGATAAAGAAATTATTTAAAAAGAATTTAAGTGTCGCTGATGTTATGGAGTTGAGGGTTTTTTTTTAAAGTGGCGAGATAGTATATTTTATAATTATGAAGGTTATTTTGGGAAAAGAAAAACAACCGCTGATGTAAAACCATCTGGACCAGGGGTTAGTAATTTTGATTATAAAAAGTGGCAGTGGCATTTGATGATATTGAAATTAATTAAAGAGTTGAATGTAAAACCAGATGATGTATATGAGATGAATTATATATCATGTTTAAATTGGTTAAGTTTATTTCATCAAAGAGATATTCATATAGAGATGAGTAAATAAAAAAAATAAAGAATATGGCTATAACAATTGCTAATTTAGTAAGAAGATTTAAAGCGTTGGCTGATGCTGACCCTCGTTGCAACGCATTTGGTGCTGGACCACTTTATGGAATATTAGAGGATATAAAATACTACCCTTATCTGTGGATACAAAATGATATATCACACACAGTTAATTATACTGAGATAAATAAATATAGAGCAGTAGAATATAATTTTGTTTTAAGAGTTGGTGATAAAGTTAATAATCAAAAGAATGTTTATAATGCTATTGGTGAAAACTCTAATAATGGATTAGATGCCTCCAGTGATACGTTTACAATTTTATTGGATATGATAAATGCTATAAGTGAGGATAGTTTAGGTTTATTTACTGATATTGGTTTAATAGAGGATATTGATATTGACCCATTTTTTCATGAAGATACTGGTGATGTTAATGGTCACTCTGCTACAATTAGATTAAGAGCAAAGATTACTGACCCATGTTTATCTCCGATTACGGATACTATGTAAAAAAGAATTAAGATATGGAAGAGAATTATTATAAGAAATATTATATAGAAAACAAAGACGAAATGTCTAAAAAGGCCAAGGATTGGAAAATAGAAAATAAAGAGAAGTGGAATAAATACCAAAACGAATGGCAGAAAAAGAAGCGTCGTGAAAAAAAAGAAGCAAAGGGTAATGGATAAAAATTTAATGAAGATAAATGAAATTAGATTTAAAATTATAAATGGGAATACGAGAACACGAAATGGGAGCATAAGAAGTTCAAATGTATGGAAATTTAAATGGGATGATAAGACTGGTGATTTAGTTGTTAAGTTTCAAGATGGTTCTGTTTATACTTATAAGGGAGTTAGTCCTGATGATTTCGAAAGTTTTAGATTTGGTAGTGGTGGAACATGTGATACGAGTGGTGAGACTAAAGTTGGTGGTTCAACTTATACTTGGGAAGTAGGTAAAAATCCATCTGTTGGTGCTGCTGTTTTTGATGTGCTCGTTAATAAATATGGTAGGGGTTCAAAAGGAGGTAGTATATGAAAATTAAATACCCACCAAATGCTATAAAAAAGGCTGATAAAGAAATTAAAGAAACTTTACAGAATATAATTGATACTAAAATTGGTGGAACAACTGTTAAGGGTAGAAAAGGACCAGCAAAAAAGTTAAATCAAATAAGTGGTAATCTAAGAAATAAGATTAAACCAATTATAAGAGTTCAAAATAATGAGTTAGTTATTGATGTTGAGGTAATGGAATATTATAAATATTTGGATGTTGGAACAGACAGAATTAAAACTCCATGGTTTTTAACAAATGAATTAGTAGAGAGTGTTGGTTTTATATCAGCAATAGAAAGATTAACAGCAAAAGGAATTGCCTTTACATTGGAACAAAATCTTAAAATAAATTAATCTAATCCATTACTATTATATCTACATATTTAACTCCTCCTTATGTGGGAGGTTTTTAGATAAATATAAATTAGAACCACTCATAGGAGAGTATCTTATGACCGACCCATTAATTATTTAATGGGTTTATTTTTGTTAAAGACAATTTCGTTTCAACATATATTTATAAAAAAGATATAAGATAGTATGAGTTTAACTTTAAGAAAGGTGCCACAAGAATTAGTGCCCGTATATAACCCAGTTATTATTGTAGCAACATCAACACAACAAACTCAATTGAATTATCAATTAGTTAGTAATATAACTTGTAATGGTGAGTTAGTTGGTAGAATAAAAACACCAGTAAATCCAGAGGGATATGTCATAGTAGATTTACATAAACATTTAGAGAATAAGATTAGTTTTGATTTTCAACCAGGATTGACTGGGTGGAATATAGCAACTGGTTCTTTTGCGAGCTATTCAGTTAGTTTCGCAGATGAGTTTAGAGCAGAGTGGGATTTTACTGATAATTTTTATTCACCAATAGGTGCAACAGCTTATGTTGGTTTTGTATCACAGGAGACACCATATTTTTCTGTTGGTGAGATAATCTTTGTTAATCAAGATGAAGGATATAGTAACGCGAGTTATAATGGAGAACACGAAATTTTATCAATCACTCAGAGTGGATTAACTTGGTCTATTACAGTTGATGCTATATGGGTAACAGCATCACCTCCAGAGGGTGGAGTTATGACTTATGCTAATTATCAATTAACAACTTTACCAATAAATGATTTAATTATCTACAGCAGTGCAACTATAAGTTCAACAGCGAGTAGTTTCCCAACAAAGTTTGCTTTTAATGGAGTATTAAGTTTCTTAGATTATAATAATTGGAACTATGATGATTGGGATGCTAACACGAGCACTTTAGGAAAGTTTTTTACTAATGTCCCTGATAATTATGAAATTGATATTGATAGTTATATGTTTTTAAATCTATATCAAAATGCTGCTAATGAATTAAGAACATTAAGAGTTAGAACTAATTTAGGAACATTTTCAGTAACTAATGGATTTACCACAATTAGTCCAAACTCAGCACAGAGATTTTTACAGGTTAATGTTAGTCCAAGAGTTTTTGCGGACAATGGTTGGATAGATGATACGACAACTCAGATGGAATTGTTTGTAAATAATCAAACTGTGTCACAGACAATTGCTACGAAGACTTTTAAGATTTCTAATAAGTGTGGGATATATGATAAGATGAGTGTTATATTTATGGATAAGATGGGTTCGTTTCTACCATATACCTTTAATAAAGTTTCAAGAGAAACAAGAAATATATCAAGGAGTAATTATCAAGAAAATTATGGAAGATATGCTCCAGCTACTCAAAATTGGGGTTGGAACTCATGGGATAGAGGTAAGAGGTCATTAGATACAGTTGTAACAGAACAATATACACTTAATAGTGATTGGATAGACCAAAAGACGAGTGATTACTTAATGGAGTTATTTGAAAGCCCAGAAGTTTATTGGGTTGATAGTAATGATAATATAGTCGCAATAAATATAACAGTTCAATCAATAGAAAGAAAGAAAGTTATAAATGAACAATTGATAAATTATGTTTTAACATTTGAATTATCAACTAAAAATATGAGCCAGAGATAAGAATGAATTTTATAGAATTATTTATAAACGAACCATCAAGTAGTGGATTAAGACCATGCACTGACTTTAAATTAAATTATATTTGGGGTGGAACAAGTGTTGCAGAAGATTTTGAATTAACAGCTGCGGGAACATATGGTGGTAAACCATATTGGACTTGGGTAAGAACAACTGGTGGTGGTCCATTAAATCAATATCTCACATGGGATAGTGGTAATGGTTACTGGATTATTAGAGATGGTGCGAGTGCGCCAGGTTCTACTGATAGAGCAGTTCTTTACCCAACTGATACAACAAGTCAATGTCCTCCTATTTCAACAGCATTTCAACAGGCTCAAAATTCTGCTGTTAAGGATACATGGCAGAGCACATATTATCTTGATATAGAGAGTGAGGCTTATACTTATACTAATGGTGTTGGTAGTTTAGATTTAAAAAATGAGTTTGATATTTCATTACAATATAGTATAGCAGATATTAAAGATATAAGTAAAAGAAATGCTGCTTACTCAAAGACGATGATATTACCTGGAACTAAAAATAATAATTATTGGTTTGGTAATTTATTTGATGTTAATAGTGATTTTACTTTATTCAATCCGAATAAAAAAACATCAGCTAAATTATTAGTTAATACTCAAATTGTTATGGATGGTTTTTTACAATTAAGAAAGATAATTAAATCAAATGTAACAGACCATCAAGGGAATGAAATTAATTATGAAGTAGTTATTTATAATAATGCTGTTGATATGATGTCGGTTCTTGGTGAAAAGACGATTAATGAATTAAATTTATCACAATTCGGGCATACATTTTCAAGAGATAATATCGTAGAGAGTTGGGATAATGATTATACAAGTGGATATGTCTACCCTATGTTTGGAACTCACACGAAGGATAGTTTATATAAAATTGAATACTTTTACCCAGCAATATATTATAGAACAATTATAGACCAAATGGTAAGAGAAGCTGGTTTTGGATGGACTGGTTCTTTATTAGAGAATGACCAGTTTAATAAAGAAGTTATTTCATATGTTACTGATGGTAGACCAAAAATTAGTGAAGAGGAAAAAGAAAGAAGAAGTTTTTATGTTGGTAGGACTGCGAGTTTTACAGCAAAACCACCATCACCAATACCAATTCTTCCAGCTGGTAGATGGCCTGCTTTATCAACCAATTTTCCAACGTGGAATGGTGGGACAAGTTCAAGAATAAATGATGAGACAACATCACCGTTTTTTGATAATGATAATAATTATGATACGACTAATTATGAATGGGTTTTAGATAGGAATGGTAAATTTCAATGTGAGGGTTCTATTAGATTATCATTGAATTTTACAAATTTATCAACAACTCAAAATGCTAATGCTTTTTATGTAGAAGGAACTACTGCTATTGCGTTTACTGCTTCTAACCCACCATTATTTACACTTAGTGCGATAGTTCAGGTATGGGATAGAGATTTATTAACATGGAATGGACCAAACTCAACTTGGAATATATCGGAAAATGATGTTGCGATGGGAACTTTTATAACACCCAATAATACATCACAGGCAACTACTGATATAATTTTTACAGCACCAGAAAGAAGTTTAAATTATGGTGATAGAGTTAGGGTTGCTATAAATGTTAAAAAAAGTGTTTCTAATCCAACAGCATATTATACACAAAATTTGGATGTAAGTGTAGGAGTTTCTACTGGTATAATTAATGGTCAGAGAATGACTAAATTTTATAATAGACCAATTACTGCTGAGTTTACACAAAATGAATTTATTGATTTAGGTGATTATCTACCAGATAAAATTAAACAAAAGGATTTATTAACGGATTTAATTAGGAGATATAATCTTTATATTCAAACAAATCCAGATAATCCACAACAATTAATATTTGATACGAGACCTGCTTTTTATGAAAGTGGTGAGATTAGAGATTGGACACAAAAAAAGGATTATTCATCAGATGATGAAATTGAATTACTAAGTGATTTACAATCTAAATTAATGATATGGAGTTATAAAAATGATAATGACCTTTATAATAAAGAATATCAAGATACAACTGGTGATGTTTATGGTCAATATAAATACTTTTTTGATAATGATTTTGTTAAAGGTGAAGCAAGAATTGAGAGCACTTTCTCTCCAACTCCTCTTGTTAAGACAGCTTTTGGTGCTATTGTGCCAGGTATTAATCCAGAGACACCAAAAGTTCAACCAAGAGTATTTTATTGGGGTGGTTTAAGAGATTGTAATGGATGGACTTGGAATTATCAAGTTCCCCTTCAAACACAGGGAGTTACTGAAAGTTTTACACAATACCCATATGCTGGACATTTTGATGACCCGATACAACCAACAGTTGATATTAATTTTGGTGCTAATAAATATCTTTTTTATAATGATTGGGAATTTGTTACTGGTAATAATATGTTTAATATTTATTGGAGTGATTATGTTAGACAAATAGAAGGTGGTAGACTGGTTACATCTAATTTTTATTTAGATGAGACTGATATTAATTATATTAAAGATAATTTTAATACAAAGATATTTATTTTAGATAGTTATTATTATGTTAATAAAATTATAGATTATAAACCCCTACAGAATGGATTAACAAAAGTTGAGTTATTAAAAATTGTTGATGGTGTTAGATGGGAACCTGTAAAAACAACTGCTCGTGTTATAGAGAGAGGTGATGGTAAACCATATAATGACTTCGCTGATATTTCTGTTGGTGTTGGTAATAAACTACCTGGTGGTGGTGTTGCTGTCGGTAATAATAATGTCTTAGGTGGTAGTAAAGGTGGAGTTTCTCGTGGAATGACTTCTTTTTCTGGATTTAATAAAAATATGGCTGTTGGTGATGGGAATACTGTTTTATCAAATGGTAGTATGGCTATTGGTGATAATAATACTGTTATTGGTGATTATTCATCTGTTTTAGGTGGTGATAATAATTTTATTGATGCTAATAGTGTTGTTTTAATTGGAACAACTAATATTACAGCAACAACGAGTAATGTGATTTATATTGGTAATAATTTTACAGTTGATAGTATAAGTGGTAGTTTTTCGGTTGGAAGTCAAAGTTTTACCCCTGGAAGTGGTGCTACTGGTGCGACTGGTGCTGATGGTCCTCAAGGACCGACTGGTTCTAATGGTGCTACTGGACCAACTGGCGCAACTGGTTCTAATGGTTTAAATGGTGCGACTGGTGCGACAGGTGCTACTGGTAGTCAAGGAATACAAGGACCACAAGGAGACCAAGGAGACCCAGGAGACCCAGGTTTAAATGGTAATACAGTTTTAAATGATGTTAAAGCACCAACATCAGGAGATGGTGTTGATGGTGATTTTTTTATAAACACATCTACATCGGTGATATATGGTCCAAAAAGTGGTGGGGTGTGGCCTGCTGGTGTTTCATTAAAAGGAGCAACTGGTTCTAATGGTTTAACTGGTGCGACTGGACCAACAGGACCTGCGGGAGCGACTGGTTCGGGAACAAGTTATGTTTATTATACAGAAAATACGACAACTAAAACAGCGGCTATATCTGTAACAGCAAGTGATAGAACAGGTAGTTTAATTATAGCAACTAATAGTTTTATAATTGCTAATGAGAACACGAGTTCTTTAACAAATGCTGGTATATTATATTCAAAATCAACAGATGAATTAAATATAATTGTTAGTGATAGCACTCAAAATGTTTATTTAAAAACAAGTTATGATTGGGGTAGTTTTGAAATATTAAATGAAGCAAGTAGTGGAACAGTTTCTAATGATAGAACGAGTGTAACACAAAATAACACTGCTTGGAATGCTAAATATATTGGACCAGTTGGACACCCAATACCAACACCTACAACAATAAGTGATTTTCAAGTAAGTAGTAGTGGTATAACATTAAATGTGCCTGGTGCGAGTGCCGAAATTTATATACAAAATATACCAACATCAAGTTCTGGGTTAGCAAGTGGTGCTATATTTACTCAAACAGCAACACAATTAGGTGGAACTGGGAGCACAAAGGTAATTTGTATAGTCTAAAAGACATAAAGATTAAAAATATATTTATTAAAAAATAATTGCAATAATGGCTGAAACAGTTAAGATAAAAATAGAAACACAAGGTGCTGATAAATTAACAGATAATTTACAAGAAGCAGTTGAAGTTGGTAAATCATTAAAGGCACAATATAAAGAAGCCGTTTTAGAGGTTCAAAGATTAGCAGCTGCTTATGGTGAAACATCAGTTGAGGTTACTAATGCTGCTAAAAAAGCAGCGTCATTAAAAGATACTATTGAGGATACTAATGATGCTATATCTGCTTTTAAAGGCGAAGGTGCTTTTTTGGCTATGGGTAGAGCTGTTGGTGCAGTTTCCAGTGGATTTACTGCCGTTCAAGGTGGTTTAGGTTTATTAGGTGTAGAGAGTGATAAAATTGAGGAAACTTTATTAAGAGTTCAAAGTGCAATGGCTTTAACTCAGGGATTGGCTGGTTTAGAAGATGCTGGTAGAGCATTTAAAACATTAAAAACAGTTGCTGGGGAAGCTCTTAATGTAATAAAAACAGGTATAGGAGCTACGGGTATAGGTGTTTTATTAATTGCTTTAGGTGCTGTTGTTGCGTATTGGGATGAGATTAGTGTAGCGTTAGGTATAGTAACTGATGAACAAAAGAAATTGAATGAAGCACAGATTGCGCAAAAGAAAGTTGCTGATGAGCAAACTGCGAGTGTAAAGAAAGAAAGTGCTGAATTTGTTGGTTTAGTTTCTATGTTGAAGGCCACAAATGTTGGGAGTAAAGAAAGAGAGAATTTAATAAAAAATATTAATAAACAATACGGAACAACTTTAAAAAATATAAAAGATGAGACCTCTTTTCAAAATCAATTAAATCTTGCTGTTGAGAATTATATTATACAAAAGCAAAATGAATTTGCTCTAAAAGCTAATGAAGGAACTTTAACTGAGTTATTTCAAAAGAAAAGTGATGCTACAAAAGAATTTAATAAACAATTAAAAGATTTAACTGATGGATATACTTTAGTTGATAAAGAACAAGGTCTTTATCTTAGTAATTCAGCAAAGTCGGACACAGTTTTAGATAGGACAACAGGAAAATATGTTTCAGCAGCAGTTACATTAGGTGATTTAAGAGATAAAAACTCATTAGTAAATACCGAAATGTTAAAGCAGGAAAGAATTATGAGTAATGTTGATGGTCGTATTGAGAATTTAAGTAAAACAAATTTGAAACTCGGTGCCAGTAATAAAATGGTTACCACCACAACTGATGATGTTATTGATAAAACAAAAGAAGCGACAGAGACAATTAAAGATTATACTAAAGAAATTGTTGATGCTCAGATTAATTTAATAGCAGATGAAAGTCAAAGACAACAAACAAAGTTGATAAGTGATGCTGATTTTAGAAAAAAAGATATAGAAAATTCAAACGCGAGTGCTGAACAAAAGGCTGCATTGACTAAAGCAATTGATGCTCAGTTAGTTATTGATTTAGATGCCATGGATAAGGATTTTAATGATAAAAGATTAGCAAGGGAAAAACAATTGATTACTGATATGATTACAGAGGATGAAAAATACCTCAATAAACTTAATGCTGCAAGGGATTTAGAAACATCATATATGGTAGAGGGTGTTGATAAAGATGTAAAAATGAGGGAGAATAAATATCAAGATGAGTTAGTTCTCTTACAAAAATATTTAGATGATGATACATTAACTCGTGCTCAATATGATTTATTAACAGTTGAGGCTGAAAAAAAGAAAGCTGCTGATATTAAAGTTATTACTGATAAATCAGCGGATGATTTAAGACAAGCTAAAATTAAAGAATATGATGATACATTAAAATTTGGAGGTGATGTTGTTAATGCTATTGGTGGATTAACAGATGTTATTTTTCAAATAAAGAAAAATGGATTAGAAAAAGGTTCAGAAGAAGAATTAAAAGCAGCTAAGAAGCAATTTAATGCTAATAAAGCGTTACAAATTTCTCTTGCTGTTATAACTGGTATACAATCTGTAATGGCTGCTTATGAAAATGGTATGAAAAATCCAATACCACTATTAGGACCATTAACAGGTATAGCTTATGCTATAACAGCGGGTGTTACATCAGCTGCTAATATTGCTAAAATAGCGTCTACTAAATTTGACCCAGGAACAACACCATCTACACCACCTCCATCTGCGCCACCTCCACCACCTGATATTAGTAATTTAGCTCCACCAACTCCATCAAGTTTAACACTTAATGGTTCGGCTATGAGTGGTAGTGAAGGAAGTGGATTACAATTATTCGGAGCAAGACAAGGTAGTGGCAATACGAGGAGTTATGTTGTTGAAAGTGATATAACTGGAACTCAGAAAAGATTAAGAACTTATCAACAGAGAGCTGAGATAGGATAAAAAAATAATAATATAAGAGATGAGTGAGTTAAAATTAATTGAATGGCAATTGGATGATGTTATTGGTGAGTTAAAAAGAATTAGTTTGGTTAGTCAACCAGCTATAGAGGAAGACTTTTTACTTTTTAATAATGATACAATAAAATTTAAAACTATTGATGGTGATAGAAGGGTTTTAACCGGACCTGCTATGAGACCTGATATTAATATACCGAGAAAAGATGAGTTAGGTGATTTATATTATGGATTTTTCTCAAAAGAAACTGTTAGAAAATGTGCTGAATTATTCTTTAAGAAAAACTCTAATGCTAATAGGACTAACTTAGAACATGAGTTTGAAATTGATGGTGTTTATGTTTTTGAAAGTTGGATTGTTGAAGACCCAGAAATGGATAAAGCAAAAGCATTAGGTTTTAAAAATATTAAGTCTGGTGATTGGTTTGTTAGTATGAAAATTGATAATGATGTAGTATGGAATAACTATTTAAAAACTGGATTAATAAAAGGTTTTAGTGTTGAGGTTAAAGCAGCAGAGGTTGAAATATTGGATAAGATGAAGTCAATTTTATCAGATGATATAAGTGATGACCTTAAGTATGAAAAGCTATTAGGATTGATAAAATGAAAGTTTTTATGACAAAATAAGAATAAGTATATTTATATAAAAAGAAGATAATTTTATGAAAGATAAGAAAACAATTTTAAGTGAGATAAAAGATTTAATATTCGGAGCTGAAAAGAAATTTATGGATGTTAAATCAGGTGAGTATATCATAAGAGTTGAAGGTGGTGATGAAATTGCTGAAAAAATGTCTGTTTTTATGGTTACACCAGATGGTTTAATACCAATGGAAGATGGTGAATACCCTTTAGATGATAAAGCAATGAGAATTTTCGTTGTTGGTGGTATGATTGATAAAATTGAAGAGGAAGAAATGGCAGATGAAGCAGAAGTTAATGTTGAGGATGATGTTATGGAAATGGCTGAAACTACATTAATGGATGGAACAAAAGTTAAAGTTGAAGGTGATGTTGCTGTTGGAAATGCTGTTACTGTTGAAGTTGATGGTGAATTTGTTAAAGCACCAGAGGGACAACATAATTTGGCTGATGGTAGAGTAATATTTGTTGATGCTGAGGGTAGAATTAATGAGATACAAACTCCTGATACGAGAACAGTTGAGGAAGAATTGGAAGTTGCTGTCGAAGCTGCTCCATATGTTGAGGAAGATGAAGATGAATTAGTTGTTGAAAAACCTTCTATGGATGATTTAATGGCTCGTTTAATTAAATGTGAGGAAGTTATTAATGAAATGATGAGTGCTCAAAAAGAAATGTCTACTTTTTCAAAGGCAGTTGGTGATAAAATTGATGAATTTATTAAAGATACACCAGCAGAATTACAATTTCAATCGTTAAAGACTGAATTTAATAGAGGATTTGTTGTTGAGAAAAGTAAAGTTGAGAATAATTTAGAGGCTATTAAGAATATAAGAGCTAAAAAATAAATACCGAAAGGAAAAAAAATAAAAAAAAATTATGAGTTTAAGTTTAGGAACTTTGACAGCGTATGTAGAACAGAACGCGTCGGATTTGATTAAAGAAGCTGTATTAAAAGGTAGAACTGTTGATTTGGTAACTGTGCAAGGTGGAATTAAATCCGCTCAAACAATTAACCGAATTTCAACATCTTTATCTGGACAGGCTGGGGCATGTGGTTGGAACACATCAGGGACAACTACAATTGACCAAAGAACAATCACTGTTAGTGATATAAAAATTAACGAAGCAATTTGTTTAAATGATTTGGAGGCTTACTACACACAAGTAGCTATGAACCCAGGTTCTTACAACACTGCTATTCCGTTTGAGCAAACATTTGCTGAAAACAAAAGAGACCAAATTATGGCTATGATTGAAGACTTAGTTTGGAGAGGAAATACTTCAACTGGTTCTGGAAACTTTGCTTTAGCTGATGGTTTCGTAAAATTATTTGATGCTGGTGTTACTGCTTCATCTGGTAGATTTGTTACATATTCTACAACTGCTTTATCAGGAGCTGGTTCAGGTGGTGCTTACTCCTCTACATCTTCAAATATCGTTGAATTAGTTGATGAGTTAGCAAGATTGGTAAATACGAATGTTATTGACACACCAGATTTACACGTTTTTGTTTCATATGCTGATTATAGAACATATGCGAAATTGTTAAGAGATTTAAATTATTTTGCTTATACAGGAGCAGAAAACCAAGGACAAGAGTTCTCTCAAATGCACCCTGGAACAAATATTAGAGTAATCGCTGTAAGAGGTTTAAATACTGCTAATAGAATTTTACTTGCTGAGGCATCTAATCTTTATATTGGAACAGATTTACTTTCTGATGCGGAAGACTTTAAAGTATTCTACTCACAAGATTTTGACGAAGTTAGATTTTTAGCTAAGTTTAAATTAGGAGTTCAAGTAGCGTTTATTGAAAACGTTACATATGCTAAAGGTTTCTAATAAGAATAATAAAAAATAAAAAGGGTTGAAAGGCCCTTTTATAAAAAATAAAAATAGAAAATATGAGTTGTTTAATAAATAGTGGATATGCTTTAGGTTGTAGAGACAGCGTTGGTGGTATATCTTTAGCTTATATCGGAAATTTTAATGCGGATGCTGGTTATTTATATGATGGTTCGGAAAATATTGTAGGTGTTACGGGTTCAACTGTTTCATATTACACTTTCGAACAAGAAATGGAAACAGGTTCTTTTACACAAGAAGGTGCTTACTCAACAGAAAATGGAACAGTATTCTTTACTCAAAATTTAAGTTTAATTTTTCATAAAAATGATGCTGCTTTAAGAACCCAATTATTGGTTTTATCACAAGCAAATCTTTCAGTGATTGTTAAAGACCAAAGAGGAGAATATTGGTTGGTAGGAAAACAAAATGGTGCTAGAGTAACAGCAGGTTCTATGAATACTGGTAAAGCATATGGAGACCTTAATGGTGTTACATTAACTTTAACTGGTAAAGAACCAGAACCAGCATACAGAATTGATGATATTACAGATTTTATTATTGTATAATAATATTAAATCATTTAAAAACCCATGGTATATATAATACTATGGGTTTTTTTATTTTATAAAAAGACAAAAAATAGAAAAGATATATTTATATAAAAATAAAGAGTGTATGAAATTAAAAAATGAATATTTAGAATACTCGGTTTCATTAGGACGTAAAAGAATATATTTTATTGACTTGAATGAAAATCAAATTAAGTGGTGGTGTGCAAAGGGATATGATTGGTTATTTGAAAAAGAGCCAGAATTAGAACCAGAAATTGAAGGTGATGTTAATGGGGATGGTGATGTTGATAATCACGATATGATATT